GAAAGTAGGTTTGAAAACAACGGAAGTTTTGGAGTTTATGTTTCTGCTGATGCCAACCCTTTAGGAGATGTTCCGTCGTCAGAAACTATAATTGGATGTTATGATGATTTTTCAGATAGATATGTAACTACAAGATATAGTAAAAGAAGAATACCTGTTGAAGCGGGTATGATAACTTCTATTTTAGGAGTAAGTTGCTCCCTTTATGATAGTTTTGATTTTCAATGCGTTATACATAATACTTCTGAAAACCAAAAAATACATGCTAAAGGAAGTGTAGCATTTAAAATTGAAACGGGAAAGATGAGATTTAAAATAGAATACGATAATTGTTTAGGTGCTGAAATAGATACGCACGAATTATATCAATTATTTTTTAAGTTTGATGTAGGTCAAAATTCTATTCATTTGATGATGAATAACGATACGAGTGGAGATAAAATTTACTGTAACATTAACGCTAATTTACTATAAAATGCCAGCACCTATAATAAAAATATACGACAGACCAAATATCCAAACAGAAAAATGTCTTGGTTATGGAATGGTTAGAAAATGTAAGGCTTCTAAATTACAAATGGAATTAGAGGATAGTTTTTTACCTGTCGGAGACGGTAGAGATATGTTTGACCAATTTAAACAGTTAGATTTTAACTATAAAGGAAATACCGCTTTCAATCCGTCAATGTTTGAAAACTTCAATTCATTTAGAGTAAAGGCTTCGGGAACTATTAATATTGGGAGTGATTTTTTTGACATTTGGTTTTTTCTTTATGATGCATCAGGCACTGCATTGGGTTCTGTAAGAAATAATTACGGTAACGGACATCATTTGCTAAATAATAATCATTTACAAGATTGGTTTTTAGACGTTGAAATCACTTATTTTTTAAGAGAGGGTAAGCACAATTTTATTGTTAGCGGAAACTACACTCATTCAAACGATGTTCACCCGAGAAAATTGGATGTTTCACTTGTTTCTATAATGGGAGGTATTTACGATATTACTGAAAACAAATTGTATTTTGATTTTAAAGTACTTAATACAGAAACATGTCAAATAAAGGATTTTAGTGTTGATTTTGTAGAATAATGAACTAATAAAATTGATTAAAAATGAAAGAAAATACCTTTTTGGTTGTTGGTGGCAACCACATAAACGAGATTAAAACTGCAATTTATTCGGCATTTATATTTCTTAATATAGATACCGACGTGGTGCAAGTTCTTTGTTGGCTTATGTTTATAGATACTTTTTCGGGTATAATTAAGTCATTTGTGCTTGGTAAGTCATTTGATTTTAAGGTATTATTCTTTGGCATTTGTTCTAAATTACTAATTTTGCTTATCCCAATGGTAATAGCACTTGTTGGGAAAGGAATTTCAAAGACTTATGATTTTACGTCTATATTGGATGCCGTTTTAAAGGTTTTAGTTGTATCCGAGGGACTTTCAATCATTACGAATTTCTATGTTGTAAAAACAGGAAAGGACATTAAGAATTTTGATGTCGTAACGTTGCTTTTATCTTCAATTAGAAAGTGGATGTTGAAGATAATTAAGGCTACAATTGATAAAATAGAACCATGATAACAACAAAACAAGCAACAGAAAAATACGGCGTTCCAAATAAAAACCCGAACTATTTAGTATCATTAGATTTGCCTTATCCCATGCGTTTGTCTTGGGATAAGTCAGTTAAGGTTAATCGTGTGCAATGCCACAAATTAGTTAAAGACCAATTGCATGGAATTTTTACTGATATTCTCGCAAAGTACGGTGTTGCTAAAATTGAAGCATTAGGAATAGATATTTTCGGAGGATGTTTCGCATTTAGAACTATGCGTGGGGGTTCAGAAGTAAGCCGTCATTCGTGGGGCATAGCGATTGATTTAGATCCCGAACGTAACCGATTAAAAGAAACGTCTAAAACGGCTCGTTTTGCCCGTCCCGAATACAAAGACATGATTGATGCTTTTTATAAGCATGGTTTTGTTTCTCTCGGACGTGAAAAGAACTATGATTGGATGCACTTTGAAGTAAAAATATAGATTATGGATAGTTTTGAAACAAGAATATTGAAAGAACGTGCTTTGATAACGATTGTCATATTGGGAATACTATTCCTTGCAATTCGAAGCATTACATACGCCGTCCAAATAGACGATTTACAAGACGAAAACATAGTTTTGCGGGAAAGAATATTGGAAAGCGAAAAAAGGGTTGCAATCATTAAAAAAACGGTAGATACCGTAACGATTGAAATCGAAAAGAAAGTAGAAAAAATCAAATACCTAAAAAAAATCGAATATGTTAAAGTCAAAATGGTTGATAGTATGCCTATTAGTGGCGTTCAACAGTATTTCACAGACCGTTATAAGAGATAGTGTTGTAGTACTTTCCGAAACAACGGCTCGGGAAGTGGTTAAAGACCTTGTTCGTTTTGACGTATGCCGTCAAATATCCAAAGAACAGAATAACGTCATTGAATTGCAAAAGACAAAATTGACGGCTTTCAAATCAATCATTGAAGAATTGGAATACCAAAAAGAGCAATCTAATTTGCTTGTTGAAAACCAACGGAAGATCATTAATAAGTTACAAGGACCTAAATTGCATCTTTACGTCGGGATAAGAAACGACAACTTAAATTTAACTACAAATTCAATTTATAGCAATTTACTATTTTGCACCCGAAAGATTGACGTTGGATGTCATGCCACTTTGCAAGTCAATGGTCTTGTCAATTACGGAATAGTCGCTCAATACAAAGTTTTCTAACAAAAAAAACCCGCAAATACATGCGGGTTTTCTCTATCAAAATTTAAAACAATCTGCGAATAAACCAAAATTCACTCTGCAAATATACTGTTTTTTTGAATTAAAATGGTAAATCGTCTTTGGCATCTTCGCCATTATTTGACGGACTTAATACTTCCGCATCATGTACTTGGGTATTATTTACGGATGCCGATGCTTCTGATAACGCTTCAATCTTCCAACCTTGCAACGAATTAAAATACTTTGCAATGCCCTCGGGATTTATCCACTCACGCCCTCTTAAATTGATACTTACTTTTACACTTTGACCGATTGAATAACTATCCAAAACGGCACATTTGTCTTGGTTGAACTCAACTAAAACGTGTTGTGGATATTGTTCTTCCGTCGTTACTACTAACTCTCTTTTTTGAAAACTGTCGGATACATTTACTGTTCCATTGATGACCTTAATTTTACCTGTTACTTCCATGATTTAATATTTAATTGTGTGATAAGATGCTTTTGGTTTTGTACTTACTCTTGGGACATCATTACCGTACTTATCAATGATGCCGTCTTGTTTGATTGCTAATTTCAACAATTCCTCTCGGTCTTTCAAATCCTTTTTTAATTCTGCATAAATTGGATCTTCGTCCAATTGTGGAATGTCTCCGCCTTGAACGTAATTAAACTCCATGCCGTTTTTACTAAATTTCTCAATCGGTAAATCTTTTTTCAATGCTGATTGAACTGTTCCAAAAACTTCCATTAGCCTTGTAACGTTTGTCAATACGTCAATCTTATCGACGTTGCCTTTTTCTAAAATATCTGTAATGATATTATTGCCTGTTTCAATGGCTTCTTTTTTGGTAAACGTGGCATCGTAAACCGTTGCCAACTGTTCTGACGTTGCTAAAAACATTTTTGCTGATGCTCCCATTATTTCTTGGTTTTTTCTTTTGGTGTTAAACTTACTTTCATTTCGTCTTTTACGGTTTGTAAACGTGCCTTTTCGGTTGCACTCAAACGCCCGTACATTTCGGCTAATTGGTCTAATGTGGCACATGACTTCAACATATCTTCGTTTGAAATTTCATCTACTCCACTTTCGCACCATTCCAATAATGCCTTGCCTGTTTCTTCTGTCGGGACAAACTCGGGTTTGCCTACAAATAAACCTGTACGGTCTTTTGAACAACCCGCATTGTGCTTTGTATCCATTTCTAAATTAACCGTCAATTCATACTCAAAACCCTCGCGTGTTACCTCTTTCAATCCAACTTTTTGAGGGACTAATTTCCCGCTTGAATTGGTTGTCATTTCGTAATCTTGTTTACGTCTTACGGTTGTGATGACGTGGCAATCTGACTGCAAAATCGACTGAATAAATGCGTTATGTCTTGGCGTAATCTTTGCCCAATTTGTGTAACTATTTCCCGTCATGGAATTGGATATGTCTAAAATCCCGCCCTCGCCGTCCCACTCATGCGTAATGCTATCAATGATTATCACTTCCATTTTGGCGTTCTCACAAATGGATATTGCTTCCCGATATTTCTCGGGCGTAAATGGTGCTTTTAACGTGAACACGTTGTAGGCTCCTAAATGCGAATATAAATCTGCACTACCATTCTCCGTATCAATGACGGCTACTTTTGTGAAATCTCCATGTGCTAATCCTTTTGCGATTAACAATGCTGAATACGTTTTGCCACCGCCACTAATGGCTGACAATCCCAATCTAATTTTCGCTTTTTTGCGACTTGCTTGTCTTAACATGATTTACTGATTTTTGGTTATTTGTAACTATTTAAAATTTGATTTCTTTCGGTTTGCTCATCGTACGTCAACTTTCCAAACATTGATAATGCTTCGTCAATTTCTGACAATCTCTTTAAATGTGCTTTTAATGAAATTTGTTGCTCACGTGAGCGTTTCAATCGACTTTCTAAAATTTCGATATAATCTTCAATTATTTGAGCCACTTCGGGATTGAAATGGTCTCGGACTTCGTCAATTGCTTGGACTACTGTCATTGCTTCTTCTTGGCAATCCTCTTGGTTTGCGGGGTGCATTGGGTTGCCTACGCCTAAAACGTCGTTGTCGTAATTACTCATAATATTGGTTTAAAATTTGATACTATAAAAATACAAAATACAATTAACTTACGCAACGATTTTGCTTCAAAAAATTGTTGTTTTTTGTAATTTATAAACGTTTCAAATAAGCTCCTTTCGGTGTAATTCATTTCTAAATATCGCTTTCCATTTAATGTAAGGCGACCATTCTTGACGTTAAATTTTGCTTTCATCTTTAATATGTTTTCTAATTGTGTTTTTGACTAATTTATAAACGGCACTTTTCCCGCCGATGTTTTCAACTTCCTTTTGTGAGAACACGAAATGAAATCTCATGTTTCTAACTTCTTCTCTATTCTCTAATGGTTTGCGTCCCGCATTACTTTTTTCCATGTTCTAAATTCTGTGTGTTAAATTGTTCTAATCGTTTTAAAAATAACTGAAAATAATACTCCATTTGCTGTATGCTAAAAACGAACTTTTGAACGTCGTTTTCGAGTATTACTGTAATCATTGCATAATCTATTTTTTGACCGTTCTCAATCAATGCCATGACGTATGCACTAATCTGCAACGGATAATCTCCCAACCATTCTTCACGCTTGGGTTTGGATGCACCCTTGAAGTCATTTAAAATGTGCATTTCGTTTACTTCAAAAATAATATCATATCTACCGTAGTATTCATGCTTTTTTGAAATAATGCTTTTTTCCATTGAATGACATTTATACTGTTTCAAGTGCATACTTAACGCATGATGCCCTGTATCAATTCCGTCCTCATAAAACCGTTTTACTTTCGCATCGTAACCGTCTCCCCTTTTCATTGCGGAAGTCCGTATCTGTTGTGCTTCAACTTCTCCGATATTTTGCTTCCATTTTTCTAAACGTTCTCGTGTGGATTGTGGAACGGTTGCTTGAAGTATTCTCGTTACGCTTGGGTATAACTTATTTTCCATTTTTGGCTCTGTTACGTTTCAATAATTCGGCTCTCGTAATCGCTTCCAAATTTTCAATACTATCGTTTTTGTTGTCTCCGTCTTTATGGTAAATTAAATACCCTTTTGGCAACTTCCCGAAGTGTTCTTCAAAAATCATTTTCGGACGTCTTACCCTTTCGTTAGCACCGTCCCAAATGTACGCACAATCGCTTTTCATTTTTTGAACGCCACCTTGCCAACTCGGATGAGTTTCGCCTACAAATTGACCTTTTTTAAATTCCGTTTCGGGACTTAAATGTATTCCCTTTTTGCCCTTGTTCCAAGGCACCATGCCTTGAATAAACCTACCTAACATTCCTTTTAATTGCTTCATTGATTTCTGATTTAATGATTGAAAATATAAACTTGCGGTGCATGTATGCTAATAACATGATGCACCAAAAAATGACTGTAAAACTATCTGTTAACATGGCTACCGTAGATACTAATATTGATACTAAATTTCTCATTATAAATTTCCCTCGTCATTAAATGAATAAAAATTGTCTGCCGTCAAAATCAAATGATCTAACACGTTTACTTCGATAAGTTCCAATGCTCTTTTGATTTTGGATGTAATCTGTTTGTCAGCATCGCTTGGTGCTAAATTCCCGCTTGGGTGGTTATGTGCTAAAATAACGCCCGAACACAAACTGTCTAAACAATACTTTGCTATCAATTTAATATCGACTACCGTCCCAACAATCCCGCCTTGACTTATCTTGGCGTATCCTACGGTTGTATTTGATCTATCGACTAACAAAATGAAAAAGCTTTCGTAAATTTCTATGTCGTCTGAATAATACTTACGGATGACATCATACGCTAATCTGCTTGACGTGATTTTTACTCTCGGAAAATCTGTCTGCGTTTTCTTAATTTCAAATAATGCTTGTGTACTCATGGTTTATTGTGTTTGATTAAACTGTTGTGAAATTTGGTTCTTTTTTACTATTTGTTGGTTCGATGTAAAACTCGTAATTTGGAAACATGTCTTGTAAACTATCAACTCGTTTTTGTGCTTCGGGTTGCGTTTCAAAACAACCTTGCCAACCTATTCTACCATAACCGCTATTTTCTATAACGTGAAAAAATGTTCTTTGCTTTTTCATGATTAATAATTTGCTATGTGTTTTTTGCCTTTCGTAATATCTACCCAAACGGTATTGGCTTCCTCGTTTGAAATCCTGTGAATTCTTTCGATTTCTGCAAAACCTTTTTGGTTTGCTTCTTCTTCTGTTTTGCCTAATTTCAATGCGAAATTTTTGGCTGAATTGAATAATACTTTTTCGATGCGGTTTAATTCTTCAAATGTTTTCATGTTCTTAATTTTGGATGTTTAACTCAAATTCTCTCAAACCCGACTGTGTCAATATGTTTCTAATATCTTCGGTTAATTCTAACATTTCGTCATCAAATGCAAACTCGGGATTTAATAACCAAACATTTGATGCTTGTTGCTCTATACTCAAATCGAAAATACTTTCCAATCTAACGTCGGATAAAATGTTCTGTGCTAATGTGGTTTCTCTTACGGATGTTTCTAATAATATCATGATTTCTAATTTTATCTGTATTCTGTTACTGTTTCGATTATTTTCTTGTTTTGGATATACTGCGTTATAATAACGTTTCCAAATCTTTGTACTTTAACTGTGATTTTGTCTTTTGAATTTTGCATCTTAAATTAAACTATCAATTAATAACTCTACTATAATCTGAAATTTCTCTTGTGTAATTTCTTTACTTTCTAACGCTAATAATAACGTATCCATAATTTCCTTTGATATTGTCGCCATGATTTTTGATGTTTTTTAAATTTCTATATTCAAATATACGAAGACATATTTGCTTACGCAAGTAAATACAAAGGAAATTTTCTTGCGTAATGTTATTTATATTGATTTTAAATTATATTTAATACTTGGATAAGCCGAAATACTTATGTAATTTTATATCAAGCATTTACAGATGCAGTTTATATTAATCAATACATTTATATTATGAGTACAGTTTACAAATTCCGTAGCAAAATACGGCAGACCGATACGGTCGAGTTTTATCAAACCCAACACAATACAGTTGGCATCCAAACGACTTCCGATTTAAAAGGAATTACGATTGAGTTATGCGAAGATCAATTATTTGAATTGATAGGCGGTTTATTAAGGATACAATCAAAAATCAAATCGAAGCGAAATGGCGGAGAATAAAAGAGGTTTTTTATTGTATGCCGATTTAATCAATACGGTAGAAAAGTTACCGAATGAAACGGCGGGAAAGTTATTAAAGCACATACTTCAATATGTGAACGATTTAGAACCCGTATCCGACGAGTTAATTGTTGAATTGGTATTCGAGCCTATTAAACAGGCGTTGAAACGAGATTTGGCAAAATATACACGTATAGTGGAACGTAACCGACTTAACGGTTTGAAAGGCGGACGACCATTAGTAAAATCCAATATAGAAGAAATACCCAACGAAACCCACTCGGTTATTTTGGCAAATCAAGAAAACCCAAAACAAGCCGATAATGATAATGATAATGATAATGATAATGACATTAATAAAATTAACCTAACGGTTAATTGGGATTTATTTTTGTCAAAGTTCAATTCCATTACAGGTAAAAAAGTGCGGGTTGTCAATGACAAATGTAAGCGACAGGTTCGTGCGAGATTATCGGAGGGATATTCCAAAGGAGATATTATTGAAGCAATCAAAAAATGCTCAAATGATAAATACCACATAGAAACGGGATTGAAGTATTTAACATTGGAGTTCATTACACGAGCCGATAAAATGGAAATGTTTACGACTATGAAAGATGCCGTTGCAATATCAAAACAGAAAAATAATACGGGTAGAATATGACATTAGAAAAAAACGTTGAGAGAATGTTTTGGAGATTGCAAAATGGAAGCTTCAATCCAAATCAGAATGATTTTAAAGCAATGACTGAAATTGTTGAATGGATAAATAGACAAAAGCAACAATCAATTCATGAACAGTATTTATTTGCGAAGTTGTATTGTCATGTTTTCATGCAAGAAATCGAATATTACAAAGACACTAAATTTGCCCAACGCAAAATACATGAGTACCTTAAAATCCCAATAATTCAGCATTACGATTTATTCCATAAAGCACTTAACGATTACGAATTAAATAGGTTTTCACGAAGCATCGGATTGACAGATAAGCATCCCGCATTTAGAACGGATGCTGAAGAACAAAAAGACAAGGATTTGTTGAAGCAACACGAAGCCGATTTCATTAAACATGTAAAAGGAATTTGGGAGTATGAACAAGTCGAAAAAGGATTGAATAATCAAATTACAGAAGCAATAAACCACTATAAGAATTTACCATGATAGAGATACCACAGTTTAAATTGGATGCCGAACCGTTAGGAATGGACTTCCGCAAAATGTTTGATAGCACGTTTATCAATATAGAAGAAGAATTAAAGCAACCGCCGATTGCTTTGAGCATAGGAACGCATCCGTACAAAGGAAATAAGTACCCAACCCAATATGGAAGTTATGGAGATTTTAGTTGCATCGTTGGGGCATCAAAATCAAAGAAAACGTTTTTGAAGTCATTATTGATTGCATCGTACATAGGTGGGAACGCCCACAGATACGCTCCGACAATTAAAGGACATGATACCAAAGACAAATACGTCATTGAAATAGACACCGAGCAATCAAAGTATCATTGCCAAAAAGTATTTAGGCGAGTTGCAGAAATCGTTGGCAGAAATCCCGACAATTACAAGCCGTTTTCGTTAAGGGGATTGACGGTAAAAGAACGATTGCAATTCATTGAGTACATATTTTTGGAAAGTGAATTTAGAGGTAAAATAGGGTTGGCATCGATT